GACCAGGGGTCCTCATTTTTTGCGAGGTCCCCCCGGCTTGGGTCGAAATAGCAGAAATAGCAGAAACTCAAACGTCTCTCACAACTTTTCTGTAAATTCCGACAAGATTCAGCTCCACAATCTCATCGATTGCTTGCTCGTTCGCCAAGTTGTCATCAACTTCTGACAGATCACCAGAGGTCCGTGCCACCCTACCTAGGTAGGCCGAGGTGTGGTACCCGTGTTGGACATCCCATAAGTACCACTTATCGAACTCATCGAAAGGATCGTAAGGATTGTCGGTAGTTGTTAGTCTACACAATTTCATGATTAGTTCTTCACTTCCTTTCGATGAGTTCATGCGAGAATAGCACGACGAACTGTCGATGTCGAGACACCAAGTGCTTCAGCAATCTCAGCGTTGGTTGCTCCGTTACGCTGCATAGCTTCAGCTCTCGCTATCTGAGCGTTACTCAAACCTTGCTTAACCTTTGGTGTGGCTAGCTGTTTGATGTAGTCGATGTCGGCGTTAGCGATGACTTGCTCCAAGAAGTGGTTGGAGACTGCACCCTTCTGTATGGCTTCCCACTCTCGTGGTGTAGGTTGTACCCTACTACCAGCTTTGTCTGCGCCGAGTCTCTGGCGCGCAGTACGCAAAGCCATTGACTCGATCTTCGCTGCTTCGTCAGCATCCATGTCTGGGTTGGAGGCCCGCTTTGCATCAAGTACCCCTTTAGCTACCGCCTGGGCTTGTCTCTCTAGGGGTTTGTTCTTGAGGGCGGTGTTTAGTTTAGCCCGGAGGGATGAAACCTCGGGGGCGTATGTTTCCGCAATAGCAGGGTTCTTGACAATGGAGGGTTGACTAATAGATTCCTTACGGGCTCTATTAGCCATGGCCTTGAGCTTATTAGCGTGGTCGGCATATAGCGCTTCCATAGGGGTACCCGAAGATAGCGCATGGGCATCTTTAACCGTACTCATCTTACGGGTCTCGGTTTGATAATAGACCCGCTTAGTGGTACCATTCTTAAGATGCTTCTCGTAATAACGACCAGTCTCTTTGTAAATGAGCTCGCCGGTTTTAGGATCTATAGATCCGCCTTCCGAAGCACGACGAAGTTTCCTCTCGGGAACATATGCCTTAGACTTTGCCAATGAAATGAGGGTGGATGCACCGCCGCCATTCTGATATTTCTGCTTCAGTTGAGCAATGCCATTATCTTTTTCAGACTGAACATAATTCAATCCGTGTTTCTCAGCATCGATAACAACCATCGAATGGCGAACAGCCCTAGCCAATTCGCTCGGCTTAGCCTGTTTGAGGGTCATATCGGTAATGAGATTACTGATCTTGCCCATTTCAGTCTGCGTATTTGTCATACGCTTCATTCCCGGAACTGCGGGGTATGCAGTCTTAGGATCGAAGCCTTTCAAACCACGAAGCGGAGGAGAAGTTCGAACTTTGGTAGTTCCACCGAGTGGAATAACGACAGCATTATCGCCATCGAAATCGGCTCCCGACAATCGTTCTGCGACAGAAGGATGAATACCGATTGCGTCCTTCGCTTTTGGCGAAATAAGACGAATTCCATCCTTGAATTTGTTGTTGACAACAAGCTCAGAAATCTCGAATGTTCCACCGTGAGGGTATCGAACTAGTGCGACCCGCTCGCCATGCTTGAAATTCGGTGCATAGACTTCATTCGGCTTAATATTCTTCAGCGGAAGAATGACCTGTGCCGCTTGGCGTGGCAATGCGGCGGCTTTAAGATGGATCGAAGCCGAATCGGCAGACTCTGCGAACTTCTCGAGAAGCTTTCGCTTAATAACCGGGTTGGTAAGCGACATGATCTCTTGGAAATCGTCGTCGAACTTCTTCCGAGTGATTCCGAGCTGGCGCTTAGCCATATCGAGACTCTGCTTCGAAAGAAACTGCGATGCTAGAGACTTACTCCAGTCGTCCCAGGATCCTTCGTCGTTAACCAGATTAAGCGGAGACAGCTTCTTCTTTCCGTCCTTACCAATATACTCCATCTGGCGTCTAATGGTGGCGCCGAATGGATTATCAGGATCGGATTTAAGCGGTTTGAGCGCATCCATCTTGTTTCCGGTGTTCTTCTTATTGGTGTTGAAACGAACATCAACACCTTTTGGAAGATCGTCGGAATACATGGCCATACCTTTTAGATAATGGGTTCCATCCACAGCAATGCGGACCTGAGCATAATGGCTATTACCCAAATCCAGATCACGAACTCCGCGACGAAGCTCAATGACACCGTCCATATCACTACCGCCGTCTGGCCCGTACTTAACTTCGAGTCTCTTGGAATCGAGGTTACTAGGCTTCCGAATACCAGTAGTAATATCGCCGTCACGCACAACAACACCGGGAGTGCGAATCTTATCAAGGTTCTTCACCACTTCCGATTTGGGTGTGCCAGGAGGAGATAGGACTCGAATATTGGTGTATCGATCCGATCCTGCCTGCTTCAAATATACATCGTGAGTCTCGTAGCCCTCATTCTTGAGCATCTCGACAGCAGCCTTAAGCTGTTCGTTAGACACTCCGAGGTTGAGTTCGACACCGGTTCCATAATCAATAAACTTACGATTGTCGGCGTCCTCGCGAAGAATATCAGCGGTCTTGGAGATCTTGTCCTTACGAGCGAGAGCGTCAGGCTTGAGGAGCTCTCGAACAGAGCTCTCGTTGAGCCCCATCTCGCGACCGATAGCGGAGGTAGACAGACCCTTCTCTTTGAGAGTTAGAGCCCGGTGTACCTTGTCAGCCTTCAACTCGGCGTTAGCGTTGGTAATATGTGCACGAAGCTGAGTCGTAGTAATGCCCATCGCCTTAGCGATCTGTGGCTGCGAGAGTCCCTGCTTACGAAGTTCCTCAACCTGACCTTTAAAACCGTGAGCCGACTGATATGGTTCCTTGCCGGACCCCCACGGATATCGCCCAGATCTCCGGGGCATACCGTAGTGCTCTAGGTAGTCGTCGTGATCCTCAGTTAAGAATATCACGCTTCCTCCTTAGCTTTCTCGATAAGCTTATCGAAGTGGATAATCCGGGACATGATGTGTGCAATATCATCCATGTTCGGAATAAAGATCTGCACATCATCATTCTGATAAATGCGAAGCTCAGACTCGAGGGACATCGGCTTCTCGTTATACTCGAGACAGAACAAGGCGGCATAGACCATCAGCTGGTCCATCTTGGCGCGACTTGTTCCAGTCTTGAGATCGTGGATCCGAAGAAAGCCCTTCTTTTCGTCGAAGGATATGGCGTCCGCAGTACCGAAGGCGTTAACCGAATAGAAGAGGACAACCTCGGGATCCATCTTGAACCCAATAGCGTCGTTCACATAAGCATTGAATGTGATCTTATTGCGGGGCATCCTCATCTTGAGGCGGATATGTTCTGCGGCAAGCGCATGCAGGCGCGTACCGTGTGCGGCAGCCTGAGCGGTCGTAAACGTGGACACGAGTTTCTCATCGTCGTAGTTCAACCAAGAGTACTTGGAGGCACTAAGGAAGGCGTGCGCTCCCTCCAGGGTTGAGTGTGAGTTCCAGATCATGAAGAACATGCTCCTTGTTCTCCGGGGATATGAATGCGCCGAACGATACGGCGTTGGCCTTTTTGATGTAATAGTCTTGGTTGGGCTGGTGTGCCTCTTTAGCGGACTTCTTAACTTCAAGGAAGGCCCAGCGGTCTTGGTAAAGGACCGTGAGATCGGGGATACCCTGAATATGGTTCGGGTCGTTCTTGAGAACCAGGCATCCGGGAAGGCGTTGTTTGATTTCTCGGATCAAACCTTTTTGGAATATACTCTCGCGAGCCATTCGTGTTGTCCTTTCGTCAAGTCGAGTAGAGAAGGGACAGAGGATCACAAAACATGGACCATCCCCACGATCGCTCCTCACCAGTCACATGGGCAGAAAGGACACAAAAACCCATATGTCAAGTTTATTTGACATGCGACAAAATAAGGCGTTTTGCCCCATTCTGTCCCTTCTCTTCATTATAAGCGAAGTATCTCACGCTAGGACAATGACCCACAAACTCGTGTTGGACCCTTTTTGAGCCTCGAAACCCTTACTCTCTATACTTTTTAATTTTTACTTTTTACTTATTAATAGAGAAAAAAAGGGTCCAAGGGTCCAAGACCCCGACTTTTCGTTGGAATTGCAACGTTTTAGGGGCAATGACCCAAAGGGTCCAAAAAGGGTCCAAAAGGGTCCATTTTTCGAGTTTGTGGGTCATTGTCCTCGCAAACAGGGGACAGTACCCCATAAAAAATGTGTTTTGGACCCTTTCTGGACCCTCTCTGCCCCCTTTTTTTGGTCCAAAAATCTGGGACTAAAGTCCTATAAATGCGCGCTCATTGAACACCTTCTTTCGCGAAATCGCGTCTTGAATCGCCCGATCGATAGGCGAATCCGAGACCAAACGATAGTAAAACAGCTTCGAATAAGGAGTATTGAGACGATCGATCCGTCCCTCAGCTTGCTCCATGACTCGATAAGAATAGTTCAGCGAGTAGAACACCATAGCGTCCGAGGTAGTACAGTTCCATCCTTCAGCGCCTGAAGTATACTGCACAAGATATACCCATGACTCGCTCTCGGGCACTTGATCATGACGATACCCGTTGTACTCTGAAACCGAGAACCCGTCCTTCTCGAGACTCCGAAGACGCTCAAGTTCATAATCGAAGTTGTAGAATATCACAACCCGAGAATGTCGTTTCAACACATCAAGAACGGCCGCGTATCTCCGAGAATCGTCATTGACGACCCGTCTGAACAGATAACACAGCCTTCCCGCGTTCTGTACAGGCTCGTCTTTCCAAGGATCAAACCGAGTCTTAGCAACCTGAGAATATAGCTCCTCGTCGTGTTTTACATGAATACTACGTCGAACTCGTACCGTATGTCGTTCGACAGGCATGTCAACGAGGATCTGTCTTCTGAGATTCTCAAGAGCCCCTGTCTCCAGATATCGCTGGACCTGGGGGAACTTGGCGAAGTTATTGAAGACGACGTGACGACGGATGAATTCCGTTCGGTTCTTATAGAATCCGTTTGCGACAAACAGTGGAATATAATCGAGCCATACATCTCCAGGAGTCGCGGATAGCATGATCCACCGGTTTCTCCTAGCAATTCGGATGAATGCTCTAGCCCATTTGCCAGATCCGCTTGCCCGTTGTTCGTCGAATATGAAGAAGGCCCCGGTGACATTCGCCACTTTGTGGATCTCATTCCACGAGATAACATGGGCATCTCCGTTCTCGTCACTTCGATCAACTCCTACTCTTGCGAATTCTAGATCCCATTCTCGATCGTTCCTTTTCTTAGCCGTGGTCACCACATAACACGGAATGTGGGATCTCCTGGGTACCAGTGGGATCAATCCACCCCCGCAGATCGTCGTATACCAGTACGCCACCGCCGTCAGACTCTTTCCCGAGCCAACTGAACCGCACAACACCTTCCCATTCGCAAGGTTCTCCAAGGCCTCTAACTGATGCTGCCGTAGCCGCATTGTAAATCCTTCCCGGAATAATCATGCCAGTTCCCCGAACTCGTCCACGATAGCGTTCCAGTCGATTCCGCGCTTCATGTAGTCAATGCGCTTACCCTTCTCCGAGTGAGTGATGAGTTCGAGATTATCGACATGACAATTACGGATATCGCCGTCGATGAACCACAGGTTGTGAGTATGCCGATCATAGTCACCGACCCAAGCTTTGTATACAAGAATGTGGTTGTAGTACATCTTGTTTCGCTTAGTCGTCTGATCGACGATGTTAACAACGTAATACGGAGTCGAGACATGTGGTTTGGGCCGCATCGTCCTAAGATATGTATCACCTGTGGACTCGCGATAGCGGATAACGTAGCCGTCGTTGGTGATATAGTAGTCGGGATGGTTGACCAAGTTGCCGATCCATCGTCCAACCATGTTGTACTCGATGAAATAGCGGTCGAACTCTTTATTGTTCATGATCGTGCCTTTCGTAAGGGATAGTACGCGTTGGGAGGGGCTCCAAGCCTTAATATAGACCTGAAACCCCTCCCATGAAGATTACGCGATGTCGTCGGGAATATTCCCGATTGTGGGCCACAACAGGCTCTTGTGATATACCGAGCTGTTACCCAGAGTTGATGCACCATACCACGGATGCGCTTTGTCATACTCGTGCAGCCGAATAAGACGCGCTTGATAGTCGATCTCGAGGAGCGGGTTGTCCTGAGGGGTCATGATAGCGGACTGGAGAACTGGGCAGTTGAATGCAACATAGCCGCTCTTCGTAAGTATCGGTTCGCCGCATTCACCACCCCCACCAACAGTTCCCATAATACGAAACACCCACTTGCGAGGTTTCGTAGGCTCTCGCTTAGAGCGAATATGGTCAGCCTCCAGGAGCGTCCACCAATTCCATTTCTCATGATGCTTGGTTTCCAATTCCGAACAACTCCTCGTGCGTAATGTTCTGAGGGAGATCCACGACATCAGTCCGCAACAACACGAGACTGTCGGGATACCACTGCCAGTTGCTCTCGTGAGGCGGTCCTTCGAAGAGGAAGATTCGCTCGTTGGCGTTGGCGTTACGCATAGTGATCAGTACGCCGTCGTCGGACAACTTGTAGTGTGGGAATCCTCGACAGATGAAGACCTCGGTGAGTCTCCTTGAAGATGCTTTGTTGATGAATGTGAAGAATGTCGTGGGTGTGCGAGAGAAATGTCTCTCCATCGCCATTCGGGTTTCCATCCATTTCATCAAAGATTCGCCTCCTTACAGAACTCATCGAGCGACGTCGTCTCTGAGAATTCCGGAGAATACCGGATGAGCTTCTTCTGTCTCGGTACCCAAGACCATGTGCGCCCTTCGTTTCGAATAGACAACGTCCGATCTCGGTTCGCATCCTTGATACGGATCTCGATCCCTCTGTCAGTCTCGACAACCTCCGGAAGGCCCTCACAGATATAGGTGTTGACCAGCGGAAACACATCATCGGTCACGTCCTCGAAGATGAAGAACTTTGTGCCGAATCGCCTGTCCCGCAAGATATCGTCGCGCATCGCCTCGTAGGTGTCTTTCCAGTTCACTTGATGTCATCCCCCCACGTGATGAACTCGTCGACCTGGCCGGTATAAGAAATGGTCTTCTTCTCCCAATTGATATTGAGCTTCTTCCGGCTCTTCAAAATCGTGACGAGCTTCACGCCAGGATCCTTAGGGCCGATATAAACATACTCTTCATCGATGAAGAGATCATCGACATCCCATTTGTGAGTCTCGTTCGGGGCGTACCAACTGAACCTCCAACCTGTGGGATCGAGCTGACGAAGGGAAAATGGTGAATTGGACATGATGGTACTCCTATAGAATCGGAGATTACGGCAGACATAGCGGACGAGACATTGTTCGTAATACTCTCTATAGAGCTGTTGAAGCGTCGTCACAGCCAAGCACCTCCAAACGGTCTTTGATGTGGTTGAGAACCCTCACAAGGGCCTTAACGTCGAGCTTGGACACACCGTCACAGACATCCTTCTCGATGAAGTTGAGCGCGTTCCTCGAGACGAAATGCATCCGTCCGCCCAGTTCCTCGAGCTTCCAACTGGTGTGCGGAAGACGCATGTGGATCTGTCGATCGCCATTGAGGAAATAGTAAGCCTCAGTCGTCTGAACGATGTAGTTGATCTCCTCGTAGATGTTATCGGGCTCGCCGAGCGAAGGCGAAAGACCATTGAGCGCGTACCACTCTCGAAGGTTCGTCTCGCCATTGATGTTGCAGTATGACAGTCTCTCGTAAGTTGTCTGGTGTGCCATAGTGTGGTGCTCCTTTGAAATATCAGTGCGTGTAGATCTGGTCGAACTCGACGACATAGACGTCGGGCCTGTCGGTATAGACACGAACCGTCGCGTCTCCGGGGAGATAGATATAGTGCTCCGGACGGACATCGTTGTGGCCCTTAAGGACAACCCAGTCGCCCGAACCGTCCCAATAGTAGTTGTTAGCGTGGAATGTCTCGTTACCCCCAATGTTGATCTCGATCTCATAGATATCACCCTTAGCGGTGCGCTCACCCCACTTCTTGATGACCTCGCTCGCAAGGTGCGCCTCCATCTTAGGTCTGTTCGGCACTGAATCTCCTGCTTACGGCCACCATTAGCATATGTCCCGATGAGAATTGTGATCTCCTCGTCGGTGCCCAGACCCAAATCGACATCCGTCACGACGAACGGATCCTCTCGCCCGTACAGACCGATCACTCGGGGGTACCATCCATCGTCGAGGTCGTTCTTGAGTGCTGTGTAAATCATCTCGATCATCAGAGAATCTCCTTCGTGTCGATGTAGAAGTTGTTGTCAGCTTTTTCCCATAGAGCGTTAGCTCGATAGACGAGATCCTTCTTAAGGCCATACTCCTTGTCGATGAGGGTTAGGGTGATGTACTGCTTTTCACGGACGACAGAACTTTTCATATCGATGACAAAGTAGTCGCGCTTTTCGATTCGCACCGAAGGACTTGTCCGAGAACCGTCGATGAAACCATACGTCAGCATGATCTCCATGGTGGTGATGCGTTTGTCCTCCTCCACCTCGACGATGTCTCGACCAGAGGAGTCTTGAATGCCGTCTCGGATCTTTGTCTTCTCGTACTTGAAGAAGAAATGCACAGGCGTCGCTGAGGAGTCATCGATTCGAACGCCATAGAGATCCACGTAATTCTCGTCGTTGAAGCCGAACCGGAATATGATGTAGATCTCGTCTCGTTCAGGGAACTTGATGAAACACGGCTGTCCCCAGAGTTCGAGATGGTTGTTCTGCTTTCTCCAGAAAACACGAACCTCTTGCCCATTGACGTACTGGGTCACGATAGCACCCCTTGAGTTTTCGGCGCCTTAAGCGATGTGGCGTTGACGAAGTATTCCCCGTCGAGGAGGTATGTGCCGTTATCTTCCGAGCGAGTCAGAATGGCCGCACTGGTTAGTACGAGGATCTGAAGGTTGTTAGAGTGATCGCACAGAGCGCTAATAAAGACCAGTGATCTGTCTCCATCAGCGTAGATGAGTTCGCAGTTTTCGAATACGCCGAGACCGCTGACTCTCTGAAGAGTAACCGTCCGACCCACAAACTTAGCTTCGGCGAATATGCGTTCGATTCGATCCTCGATACGATCTTCAAGCACTCGAATATGATTCTCGTCCCGAAGAATTCTCTTATCGTTATCGAAAGTGACTTGCTTTACAACGAGAGTGTCTCGATCGACCAACACGAGGTCAGTCTCATATGTCGCCTGCTCGGTCTCCCAATCCCATCCCTCATCATAATCGTCGAGAATATAAGTCCTCGAATCATTGGGTAGCGCTACGAGACAGCGCAGATCTTTGTTTTCGAATTGGTCGTAGATGGTTGGAATGTCTTTGACGCGAAGCATAGGTGTGTATCCCTTCTAAGAGAACAAAGGAGGGGCTCTCAGATCCGAAGACCCAAGAACCCCTCCCTCGCGATTTAGGAGTCAGTTACTCCTCGTAGTCGGCGGGAACCTCGGGTCCGAAGTCCTGAGCGTACTCGATGTCGAGCTCGTCCTCACGGATCGTGACATACATCGTCTTGAGATATGCCTTGACGCCGTGAGCGTTCTCCATCTCCCACTGGTAGGGATTGATGGTGAGGTCGATCTTCTCGATCTCGGTGTAGTCGATCAGACAGACGGTGTCCTCATCGATAACCGTCCGCTTACGTCCCTGGTTTGAGATGAAGACAATACGCGGAGGCTTCACACGATATGAGACCTCAACCGGGAGGTGGAACGCCGGGTCGTCATCGGGATCCCGCTGCTTGAGCGCCTTGACATTGAAGCCCATCGAACTGAGCTCATTCGCCTCTGTCTCATTCAAGAGGATGGAGAAGGTCCGCTTACCTCCCGAGGGATTGAAGCGCGTCGGGGCTCCGGCGAAGTTGCGAAAGATGATTCGGACATTGCGAAAGGTGACATCATTCATGATTGGTACTCCTTGGGGTTGATCTGTGAATGTGCTGCGATATCGGAGGCGAGGTGGGCCATCCAATAAGAAGCCTTCTCGAGTTCGAAAGCAGCCTTCGACGTGTCTCGTTCAGATATAACGTTATACGCCGAAGTATTAATTCGAGCGAGCGTTCGTTCGATCTGACTCATCCGAGAGGATTTGAATCGGGCTCCTAGCTGAAGAGGCCCGGGGCGTTCTTCGTTTAGCGGTTCCACGTCTCCATCCTCGAGTGCTCGTGGATGATATTGACAACGGCTTCCTCGATCTTCTGAAGGAACCAGGCCTGCTCGCTGGCTGTTGTGGTTTTGAAGAATTCGAGTCGAATGGTAACCTCCCCCTCATTGTTTTCCTTATAGATGGGACCTCCGCGCTGACTCTCCGAGTAAATGGAAGCGCCCTTAACGATGACGAGTTTCGGTGTCGGGCTGTCCTGAGTGTCGTTCTTGGCGGTGAGACTGTCGACAATATCGACCGCTGTAATCTCGTCGTAGTCCATCAGTTCTCCTCCATCACAATGTTGTGGATAGCATTGTGAATTTTGCCTACGAACTTCTTCTTGTCGTCGTAACTCATACCGTGTTCGAAACGGACGAGAATCGTAGTCTCAGAGGTCTTCTCATCTGCTGAAATGCTAGTCTCCACTGAAACGTGTCCGTCGGTAGCGATAGTCTTGGCCATGATAGTTTATCCTTTCAAATGCGAAGACCCTATCCGCCGGGTAGCGGATATAAGGCCTGTGATCAGGTCAGTGTCGGAATGGGGTCACTTTGCCGGAGCGAACGGCGTCCAGATCCTCGGGGGTCGTGTCTTTGCACCACTGCATCAGCCACACCGCTAAGCTGTAAGACTTAACAAGTGCGAAACCGAGCAGAATAACAAAGAGAGCGATGGTGAGGTCCTGGACGCCGCCGGGCTCGATGGTGAACATGAGGGTTCCTTTCTGTGGTGGTCACTATGCCCCATGTTCTTTTCGCGGATGTCAGTGCTCTGTTACGTACTCTCGGGGCTCCCGAAGATATGCCAACAGACGATCGATCTCCTCGGGTTCCATCCTCTCGATCACAGTCGCCGAAAGGACCTCGTCGTTACCGGACTGCTGGATCTGGAAGGGTGTCTTGTCAGGCATTGTCAACTCCTACTTCGTCGAGTTTCTTCATAAGCTCCTCAGCGCGCTTCTCCCACGTCGAGGCTTTATTTCGTTCATCCAGAGCCATCGTCATCAAGTGACTAGCGGCCTCCTTGTGCTCACACATCTTGGTCATGGCGTGTTCGATATCATCAAGAAGCGCCATCGGTGGTCCTTTCGTAGAGCGCCTGCTCGGCGTATGAACGGCTCGCGTCGATTCCTGTCTGCAACATGCCGGCGTAGAAAGCTACGATGCGGATGAACTGCGAACGGTCCAGATCACCCTGTTCGACGTGGAAGACGAGATCTACATCGCCATCCTCGGTATCGCGAACGATGATATCTGGTGTGTGGTCAATGGGTGCACTCATTTACGTACTCTCTTCGGGACGTTGTATTCGTCGATCAGGGCGTCTAGGAAATCGCATAGATCCTCGTTCATCTTATCGATGATCTCGCGGTTTCGAACTTTGGGGATGGTGATCTCGAGGGTGTAGCCGTTGGTGGATCCCCCAAGGGGGAGAACCCGAGATTTGACTCTCAGAATCCTCCCCCGGGAATTTTTGATCCAACGACGAGCGAAGGTCTCAGCTTCGGGTTGAGCCTCGTCATCATCACCGATCTCTGCTAGAATATCTTCGGCAGACTTTGTCAGTTTCACCGTCGACGCATCTCCCGCACGAAGATCCAGATGAGCCACAGACCGCTAGTGATGATGGTCATGAAGACATCGAAGATGAAGCTGATGATACCATAGTGTCGTCGCACGATAGTGTCCTTTCTAGAATGTTGTGAAATATCGGTCAGGTGCGATTGACTCGCCCACAAGCAGCGTCCTGCACCCAGATGTGGTACCAGCCCCAACCGATGTGAACCCAAATCCAGCGTCCGCACATAATATGCCTCCTTAGGCTGCCTTGACGAACTCTTCAAAGTCGCCAAACTTGTTGATGGTCTCCACGGCATTGTCGACCAGATGCCGTGCATATGTCTTATCGATCCACTCAGGCTTGTTAGCCTTCTCGATAAGTGTTGCGTCCTCCCACTTGTACCCCTTGGTACCCGTGACGTCCGCATAGGTCTCGGTCTTCTCGTTATACCGCTTCAAAGCTCCGCCAGGAATACCCGGTTCATCCTTCACGGGAACGAACAGACCGACACGTCCGATGAAACTGAAGTGGGACCGTTCGGGATCCTCGCGCTGAATATACATCTTCGAGGTGACCGACTTGGCCTCGCAGTAATCTCGGAACGTGAGCTCCTCATGTGAGAAGAGCTGCTTGAATACCACTGGGTGCTGGAACTGAGCACCCGTGGCCGTCCAACCGCCGTCCTTATACTTCGCAATATAAACGGCGTCGTTGACAAGACACATACGTTCGTACGTCGCTTCGTGCTCGAAGTCGTACCCGTACTTCTTGCCAAACTCGATGACCTCCTGAATGATCTCGGGAGTCGCATCGGGAATCTTGATCGAGTCTGTCTTGATATGGGCAACGATGAAGCCCTTGCTCTCGACGAACTCCATAAGGTCGATCATGAACAAAGCACCACGCTTCGCCACGATGTTGTCGACGTTCCTCGGGTCGCGGAAGGCGTTCGGGAACTTCGCAGCCGTTAGACCATAAACGCTGTTGATAACGATCTTCAGCGAGTTGGCCAAGGCGACGTGGTCCACACCTTCCTCGAGAAATGACCGCAGGACGCCTCCCAGAAGAGTCTTTGCGGTCTCGTCATCTCCTCGTTTGATAGCGATACGAGCCTGCTTGATCTCCGAGTACCGCTTGGTATATTCGTCTCCGAATAGGTTAAGCGCTTCGATCGAACTGGGATGCATACTGGAGACGTCGAGGAGGGCGACGTTATAGTAAATTCCCGGCTTGGCTCGGACGAGACCACCCTCTCCCGTGGTAATTCCTTTGTAAGTGGACTCCATCCCGAGGATTCGCCCATCGTCGTTTACCTTCTGCTTGTACTCGTATCCGGGGAAGTCTTTACTCAGATCAGTGTACACAAACTGGCTCTGAGGATGGCGATTAGTCCCGAATACGATTCGAGTGGTGTGCGCATTAGTCGAGGAGTTGATGGGTAGCCCAGAAATCTTAGCCAAGATCTCCCGGGCAACCCAGTCCTCATGACGAGCATCGAAGACAGCCTCTGTAGCGATCACGTCGTTATCACAGTACTCTGCGACTTCGAGCCACTTATCCTCGGGAACCGGTTCGTCCCAAGGATAATCAAGCTCCCGGTGGACTAGACCAAGCTCGATCTCCCACTTCTTGAGAGACTGCTTCTTGGATGAGAAGTCGTAAATATCCGCATAGCTAAGGTTGTATGCCTCCGCGAACATCGCGTCCTTCTCGCCGTTGATGATCTTCTGACTCAGCAGAAACAACTCGTAGTTATCGTAACCGAGCATTCTCGCGTGAAGAATATGGTTATCGTAACGGCGATTGTTGTACCCGATCAGTTTGAACTTAAGGAGCGGCTCAAGATCATCTGCGACGGGGTTGATCATACGATTAACTCGCTTTGATCCTCGGACCTTCCAGTTAACCAGGAACAGATTCGGAAAGACCTCAACGTCGAAGAAGACGATATCGCCGTCGGGATCCTTGCGCTTCTCGGTGACGATCTCTCGCATTTCGTCCTCATTCTTCTTACCGCAGAAATGCATCTGCTCGACAAGTTTGAGGCAGTACTCCGACTGGTTAGTCGAGTTTGAGGCGAAGCGAATGATCGTCGGCTTCATCACACGAAGGTCGTAATCCATCCCCTGCTCATAGGCATCATCGAGGACCTTCTTAATGAAGTCCATCGATGGTCTAGTCGCGGGGTGGATCTCTTTCTTGAGGTTGCGAACGATAAGATCCCTGAGAGTCTTATCGTTCTTCATGACCTGAACGTCGATCACTTTTTTCTCCCTGAGTGGTAGTCCTTCGGAGATGTAAGCAACAGGTAAGTCGTTACAGTACGACAGGCGTCGTCTAAGGCTCGCTTTTCCTGTAAATACTTTGACTTCGATGTTGTCGTCATACATAGCCGAGAGCTCGCTCGCATCACCTTCGTAGATGTAGTGAAGGTGAATGCCGCTGCCGCCCTTACTATACTCAGCGTAAGTAGGAGGCCATTTAGAAGCAGCCTCGAGATTGCGCTCCTTGCTTTTCTCACCATCGACCTTAAGATCAAAATCGATGACGATATGATTCTGCGGGGGGCGTACATAATGTTCTTTACTCGTATCGATGTCTTCGAGTGTGGTGTCCACGTCGTCCCATCGGCGAGAAGGAACTCCGTCCCGAGAATACTGAGCAGAACAGTCAGATAACACACTATCGAGTAAAGAAGTAGATTTGTCAAGTACAAGATGGTACTCCTTCTTTGGTTCCGCTTTCAGCTCAGTGACATTGAATAACTCGAACTTGATAGATTGGTAGAAGTTTTTGACCTTCGTTCCATTGTCAGTTCGAGATTGCGATTTGAATTCGTTGAAGAAAGCCTTGAACTCGTCCTTGAACTTGTTCTTAGGCATTCGGTTGATGTTACTCTCCTCACAATACTCACGATACTGCGCGTAAGCACTCTGAAGAGAAATACCGCCATCGAACTCGTCAAGGTTCCCCTCAACAAAGGCGTACAAGAAGTTTGTCTTATACATCATCGACAGCGGTTTGTAGGCATCGTAGTAGTGAGGACCGTAATGCTTGTAGACCCCGATACAATGTGTGGCCAACTCGCCCAGGTGGTCGTAAATATCCCTCACAAGAGCGTCGTACTCACCGTGGGGGATCCTATTGCCACTCGGACAGATATCAACAAGCCTTCGGATGAGACCGGACTTGGTGTCTGTAATATGGATCGGCGAGTTCGTGCCCATGAAGATCATGCAATCGAACTTCATCTCATAAGCGGACTTAAACTTCTCGTCTATAGGCATCTTCTCATGCGCGATGAGACTATTGAGCGTAGTGTTGTCGGCAATACGAGACAGGTTACCATCATGCTCGATAGCAACGAGAGGGTTCGTGGCAAGAGGCGCAAGAGCGAACCGGTTGGTCCCGCTAGCCAGCGCCTGAGACTTGAACGCGGCTGTATAACCGTCGAACAGTCTCTCGATGATGTTGATAATCGTCGACTTACCCGAACCGCCCTCACCGTAGAACACGAAGAATTTCTGGATCCACTTCGAGTCGCCCTCGAATATAGATCCGATAGCCCACTCGATCTTACGTCGGTTCTCCTCGTCGTACAGTGTAGAGACCAACCTGTCCCAGCTCTCGGTCGGACCAGACTTCAGAGAATATGGAAGTCTCTTACTCGCGTAGTCCTCGCGGCGAGGTTTGTCGTCCGCAAAGACCAGTTTCCGATCCAGTTGGATGTGGGAGTCGGGGAGGTTCTTGATCCACCGACGGTAGATCGTCCAGCTCTGAGAGTTGTAAGTACTCATCAACGACATGTTGAGATCACCCGACAACTTACCCTGCTGCTCAGAATATAGCCTTTGAAGCTCCTCGTCGACGAGCTCCTGAAGATCATACTCCTCGGTCGACCAGAGACCCTTGCGTGGATCCCAAACAGCGTAGAAGTCGCCACCTCGGACCATGACGTCGTTCATACGACCGACGCGGAACGATGGGGTCACCCGCCACTCGTTCTTCTTGCCCTGTTGGACTGTCGCTTTGACAAAATCCATCGCGGCTCCTTTCTACTAAAGATTGTACACCGCCCGGATCCAGTAGTTCGCCTGGCTCCACATATCGAGAGCCTGACGGTTAAGCCCCTCACCATGAAGTTCGGGGAACCTGGAAATATCCGCGTCAGTGATGGGGAAGAACGATCGCCGTCCGTCCATGAGCTCGTCCAGTAGCTTCTTAACCTCTTCCCGGGGCTGCCCAGCCGGGTCGTTCAGGATTTCATCCGTAAACGCTTCGAGGTTCGCGTTCTGAAGCATGGTCCAGAACCATTCTACCGGATTCGAGATCAAGTCGGATAGACGTTCGCTAAGCACGACGAGCACCTCGAGAAGTGAGATCTCCCCATCGATCCACGATTGGGGGACGTCACGCTGAGTCTCGTACGCAAAGGTCTCACGCATATACTGCGCGTATCCAACCTGGTTGTCGTCCATCACATGCCAGACGACAAACTGTGTCTTGAACAGAATCTCGAGAAGAACCCAATGAGTCTTCGCAAGATTCTTAGTGAAGCGATCCATACCCGTCTTTACGACGAGCCACTCGAAATATGCCTCAGTCAAGGGTCTTCACCCGATTCATGGGGATCGACTGTGACTCCAGATACTCCTCGAGGCCTTTGTTGTGGAAGAAGAGCTGAATATCAGTCTCCTCGCGATAGTTGCGAAGGTATTTAACGCTTCGTGTGGGGTCAACGTCGTAATCGACCATATCGTCCATAGCGTCCTCGATAAGAGCCTTGACCCGAACATCAGGCACAATACTCTCGTCGTCGGCCATGTACACAAGGTTGTCCCCGGCCAGGTAGTGGAGTTCGTAGCAAGGGAAGTCCGCCCAACCGCGCCAGAAGCTTTCCTCGGTCACTCGGATAATGGGAAGCTCGTGTTTCTCGTATCCCAGGTACATCTTCATGACCGCCTGGGCCTCGTCGTCGAACGTATATGCGTCGACAACAACACCCTGCTCCATGTCGTCCATAGGCGCAACATCCTCGAACTCTGGAGGGTTGGTCCACAGAGAACCGCGCTGCTGGTCCTGCATAGCCTCGTACTCCTCGCCAGGCTTAGGGCGACCGAGCATGTCAGTATGCTTCGATTTGACAGGTTTGATGTCCTCACCCTTCTGGACTCGATCAGTCTCGATCTTGAGCTTCGTCTGGTAGTAGTGCCGGATAGCCTCGACTTCTTGTGACAGACGCTCCTCGGCATTCTTATCTGCGAAATACCGAGCGCTGAGAACGCCTATCAGAGCACCGACCGCAAAGGCCAGCGCCACCTTCACGGTGGTTTGCATGGTTGTGTCCTTTCTTAAGAGTTTCTAAATATCAGATGAGGTCCCAGATGACGCCCTGGACGTTGGGGTCGATGATCCAGGATCGGTAAACTTCGGTCGAGTCTGAATCGCCGACCAGATCATCGATGTAGTCACCGATGCGAAGATCAATGTAATTATCGCCGTTGCGGTCGTAGGTCCAACCAACCACAGCACCAGCAGGAGTACGGCTGATACCAAAGGCATCGTAAACCTCATTGAGGAATACGTGTCCTCGGGCCACGAGGCGATCGTTGAAATATGCCTGGGTAGTTGAGAGCATGAGTTCATCGTGCTCCTTAGAGCCCTCCCAGTCCTCGCAACCGGGGCCATAAACCCGAGCATAAGGGGAGAGGCCTTCGATATCGATCCGATGAGGCTTAATACCCATCGCCTTGAGATCCTCGAGATCCTTGACGATGGGCGGGACATCACCCGCCTCCTCAGGAGCAATATCCTCCTGAGACTTCTCGTTCACCCACTTCTGCATCTTCTTGACACCCTCGGAACCGAAGATCTCGGCAACGCCGGACTTGTAGTTCTTGAAGGCGCGGTCGACCGCGGAATATGCAGCAAGGAGACCGGTGTAGCGTCGGGTCTGGATGGCGTGGCCTGAGATAATCAAGGCTCCACCGCAGGCCGTGAAGAGGATCGTCTTACGATACGCGAAGAGGAAGTTCTTAGCGATCTTAGCGCCGAGAACACCCTTTGCCGAGATATAGACCTTGCGGTCTGGGACGGTCTCACTAGTGATGGCAGACCAAACTTTGAGGTGGGCGTCGAGGTCTTCGTTCTCGCTAGCCGCTGAGGTCTCGATAGCTGCCGAAACAACCCCGGCGCCCATCGAGATGATTCCCGAGGCGATAAGGATGTGTGGTGCGTGCTTTCGAATCAGCATACCCGCCTGAGTAAATACTCGAGTAGCAGTTGAAGCATTCATGGTTAAGTACTCCTTAGTTCTTGATCTTGCCGTTGGCTACGAATTTCTTGAATATGGCGACGACTTGTGCATCATTCATCTTGTCGACGCGCTCCTGCCATCGACGTCCGTACAGTTCTCGAAGCTTCTGCTTCATCTCAAATATAGTCATCAGATCTTCACAGGCCTCTCGAGGTCGAGGATGTATCCGTTACGAACCCGTCGGACCTGAGCGGTGGCCAACGTACGCCAACCCCAGTTCTCATCCACATGGGTCGCGGTGATGCCCGACAGATCGAGGAGATCCCCGACAGTCGCAACATCGAAATTCTTGATTTGGTCATTCAGACGGTCAAGGACCTCGTACGCCTCGGCACGGGACTCGAACACGATCTCGCCGAAGTCATGCGACCGTCGAGCATCACGAGAGAGCTCTCGCCGGTCCCCCGGTCCGTCGTCAGGCGGAGTGACTCGAGATCCCGAGCCGTATATACGGTTGTAGGGCGTGTATCTTAGACCCGAGATCCGAGACGAAGACATAGGACGTCCTCGTGCTTCTCCATAGAGAGCTCGCTCGATTGCTCCAACAGCGATATCCGAGATAAGGGTCTTGACCGTCGGGATGACAACATCCTCGAGAAGATACGCACCGATCGACTGCGCGTCATCGACAACCAAAGCGTTCTTGATGCGACGTCCGATCGACATCTTGCGCTGAACGGCTGATGTGGTGACCGCCTGAAGCTTCGGCTTCTCGGGAGGTGTATCGGGAGTCTTGGGATCCTGATTGGGCGGGAAGCTGTCCCGAGTAGGCACTTCACTCATATGTGGTTCTCCTAAATATGAAAGACCCATCCGCCGTGTTAGAGCAGATGGGTGTCGATCACTGTGCGTCGTCTTCGTCACTAACAATATCGTCGATCGAGTCCTTGATTACAGGCTTCAAGTTGCGAATGATATAGGAGTACTGCTTGACGAGCTTCTCGGCGGCCATGTCTCCAATTGCACTGGCGACGACGAACCTACCGGCCATCCAGGCAAGCTTAGCAGGCAGCTTAACCGGGGCGGGAACGATAGCTTCGACGGCTTTGGAAATGATAGATGTGGCTACCCAAGAAGCGGTAAGCACTGCTACAGCTTCGGCAGGGTGAATGTCAATCTTGGGATTGGTCATGATAGTGTCCTTTCGAATATGATGTGGGGTGGTCACTATAGTGTAGGTTTTTGCCGCGGGGCCCGTCGATTTTAACGAGCCCCACTAGCAATATACCTATCACTCGCCGAGAAGCTCCTTCTTGACCTCCTCCGTGACAAGACCGCTCTCAAGGGCCTTCATTTGCGCCTCGGTCATCTTAGAAGGCTTGTCGGATCCCATTGGCATGATCTCATTGAAGAAGGTCTCCATCTGGGATTGGTTCTCGAGAAGCTCGAAGAGGAATGTCTCGAATGCCTGAGACTGAGAGAAGGCCTCGGTCTGCTCAGCGTTCTTGATGAAGCGACGTCCGTCATCCGACTTGCGTCCGTAAGCACCCAGAACGAACTTCTTGAAGAAGCCGTAGATCTTGAAGTTATCGCCCGACCGCATGATGTCGATCAGGTGGTTGCGAAGACCGCCAGGATATGCGATCTCAAGTTCGAGGATCTCGTTCTTTGAGTAGTGGAAGTATGCGATATCGACGTACTTGTTGCCGTCGAAGTCCTCAGCAATAATCTCGCGCTTCAGCATGGTGTCTACCTTTCGTGGTGTTTTTGCGTGTGAATGAAAGATCCATCCGCCGTGTTAGGGCGGATAAGATCTCGAGTCACTCTTCAGTAGAAGAGGTCTCCTCAGGAGCGGCCTCGACAATGGTCGTGACGAGGTTTCCGTTCTCGTCCGTAGTCGTGGAGATATCGACAGAGTCGTCCTCGATAGACTTGAGAATCTCCTCCTTGGGAGCCAGAGCGACTGCGACAGCGCCTGCGACAACAGCAACGCCGCCCCAAACAAGGAGCGGGTGGTCGGTCACAAACTTGGTCACAGAGCTGACTGCCTTGGCGGCGAAGTTAGTCTTGGGGGACTCGTCGGTCTCCTCAACGGAATCGACAGAAACAACGGTGTCCTTCTGAGAGGTGGTCATGGGAGTTCCTTTCTGTGGTTGGTGGTCATTATGGGACATGTTCTCTCCGCGATGCTCACTTAGAGAATGCAAAGTATCCGACAACTCCGAAGATGATTATCCAGAGAACATAGGCCATCAGCTTACCTTCCACCAGTCAGACGTGGGCTCCTCCTTGAATCGGATACCTACGGTCGGCTTTCCGTCAGGTGTGAGTAATCCCATGTAGTCGATCTCACACTTCGAATGGATCGTCCATCCGAGCTGGTCGCCCATAGCATTCTGATCGAGTCCTACGAGGCTGTAGAAATCGTTCAGACTGACGGGGTTACCTTGGATGAGATCGAAGTTGATATCATTGACACACTTCTTGATCTCCTCGAGGGAGCTGTTGAAGTATCGACCAGAATATGTGTCGTAGCAGAGGAACTTTCCGTCACCCACGACGAAAGTCTCCTTCGCTGGACCTTGGTATACCTTGTCTGGGTTCTGTTTTCGAGCGAGCAGCTGATCCGACTCCTCGAGCGTGGCGTCGTCCGTAAGGTTCCGAAGGTCCTCTCGGTAGTGCGTCACAGCCTCAGCGGCTAGCGAATATGCAGCCGCAATAGCAGCTCGACGACGTGACGAGATAACGTTCGCCGCAACGATGCACGAAATGGTCGCAGCGCCCAGCACAGCCGCTGGAATGTAAAGCTTCCAGGTAGCGCGTACCTTATCGCGGAGCGTCGCTTCTTCCGGAAGATCATGTAAGCGATCCCTGACGGGCACGGCCGCGTGGAAGGCAGAGACTGAAGTTCCGACCACGCCAGCCACTGCAATTCCGGTGAGTATGTGGGGAGCATTTCTGGAGAGAAGAGTGAGGGCTGGACGTATGTTTTGTCTGATGGTGTTGACATTCATGGTTCTCCTTTGTTAAGTGGTTGAAAAACCTATGCTCTATGTGGAACGGCTAGAGCATAGGGTGCGGTTCATATCTTCGTGGTGCTTTCTATAGTGGTCTCCTTTCAGATATGGTGGTCGTTATAGGTCGTGTTTTTCTCGCGGTTTCGAAGACTCGTGGACCTCGACGATGATGGCCACTACGATCGCGATGATAGTACACCAGACTCCGAGGACTAACAACACCCCGAAATAAGCATTAGGCGCTGCATTCCACATAAGGGGTGCTGTGACTAGTAGTGACAGAAACCCCATGAAGAGAATATAGAGGTCGAAAAGTGCGATGAGTGTTTTCATTGGGTGGTTCTCCTTATCGATCGCGCCAACGAGGCGGCTTGTTCTTCAAATAATCGGCGAATATGAGTGCCAGCCACATAATCAGTATAACGGTTATACCGCTGATAGCGACTACCTTCTCGGGTAGCTGCATATACGGGCTGAAACCCACACCGAACACGACAACTAGATATGCTCCGAAGATGAGTGTGAGTGTGCAGATGACCGCGATGTTGCCGAATAAATCGGGGTCTTCATACCAAGGTCTTTTGTGGTACATGGGCGATCCTTTCTAAAACCCAATCCACCATGTAGGTGGATATAGGCTTGTCACTTGCGAGAGGGTTTACACTGTTTGAATGTGCTGGTTCGAGGCTTGGTTGGGTTAGCCTCAGGAATGTCGCCAAGCACTACCGTTTGCGTTGGTAGTTTCTCGGTATGCTTAAGGTAGAGCTGGCTGACAACAGCAGCGGCGATCCCAACAGTGAGAGCAATGAATCTGGCATTCATCATGGTGTCCTTTCATAGGTGGTCATTATAGCTCGTGTAAAATCCGCGATCTGAAAAACCACCCCGGGAATTTTTCAGTTTCGAAAACCCGATTGCCCGCGTCAAAGCCCTATACGCTATGTGTGTAAATATAACGTATAGGGCTTTGAGCGGTTCATGGTCAGAGACGAATCTTCGACACGAACCCCACAGCCTTCGAGACTACTGGATGGAGCTGCTCGTAATGCAAGATAAGCAGGATCCCGCCCACCGAAGCACAGGCCGACAAGACGCCATCCGGGCTTGGCACCCACCTCTTCTTTTGGTTGAGGTTGTGTAGAGTCTTGATGTCTTCGAGTACGGCCTTGTACTCCGGTGAGCCGGGAAGATGCTCCTCAAGCATATACTTAAGGGCTTCCTCTTCGGCGGTCTCTGAAAGTTTGGGGGTTTTGTCAAACATGGTGGTATCCTTTCGTGAGTGGGGCTCATTAAACACCAAGTTTTCTCCGCGCCTCAGGCCTCGAGCTTCTTAACGTCAAGCGTCATGATGCCCTTCTTGAGGACGTCCTCAGTCGGAGTATCGATCTTGGCGTACGTCTCGTTCCCAGGGGTCACATGGAGCGTACCATCCGTCGGAGGCGTGTAGTTCTTGCTCGACAGCCCCAGCAGAGCACCCAAGAAGGTGTCGATCGCTGTGATCGTGGCCGCAACCTCAGTGGCTGAAGGCAGGTGCCAGATCTGCGCCACCGTCAGATAGAAAGTGGCAAGGGCAGGAAGAGCTATAAGAGTGACGAACTTCAGGCGATCGTATGTCTTGTTAGCGAGTGTCATTCTCTCTCCGAAACTTCTCGGCCTTATTCTTACGCTCGAATTCTACAGTAACTTCGAGCGGGCTGGAGCGCTTGATCGGCAACTCCTTGACCTCTTCAAACAACTTCTCGGCGAGGCCGTTACCTCCGAAGGCTGAATATGGTTTGTAGAGGTATTTCATCAGATCGTCGTATTCATCTTTCAGAATATAACCACGATCTAGATAGGTCATACACAGATGCACAATGCGATCGTGTGCAAGCCCGAGCATGAGTTGGGTTTGGGCGCTATGTCTGTTCGATCGAGCCGACAGAAACGCCCAAAACCCGCTGCTCGCCAGGACTGAAGCCGCGATAGTCACGGTCAGTTCCAGTACATGCGGCATGGATTCCTCCTATACGTGCATGGGATCACACAAGGGATATGATCCTACCGCGTAGTTCGAATATCAACCAACGGCGAAGACCGGGCGGACACCATGCTGGTCCGACTGAAGACCTTCACCGGCATACTCCATGGGAGCGTTGATGAGGGGCGCGCCGGGGTTCACTACCTTGTCACCGAAGAGGCTGTACTGGCTCAGATATGTCTGGTCGCGAAGCCAGAAGTCCGAGTCCTGAGCGCCGGGATTGTACCCCATCCGGAACAGCTGAAGCTGACGGCTGGATACCTCGTGGAGACCGTCCGAACCCATCGGGGAACTCACTGCGATGCGGCAGCCGTACACCATGATCTCATTAGGGATGATGAACTTAACAGCCGCGTCCACAGTCTTGGATTTGAAGTAGTAACGCTCCCACGCGCCTCCACTGCCGGCGACCGAAGACATATACGAGTCGACGTGTGTACGAATATACGAGAGGTCGAACACCTTCGAGGCGAAGTCTCCGCACTGTCCGATGTTGTTCCACACCTTAGATCCCCAGAAAGAGTTCGACGAGGTGGTGTCATTGTCATACATCGACTGTTTGTACAGCGATCGGTCCGGCATGATGACGAGATGCGGGATTGTCAGGGCGTTGTGGACGTTCCAGTAGTTAATATCCACGATACGCCAAGGCATACCGTCGCTTGCCCAGTAGTCACCGATCCACAGATCCTTGAATGAGCCGTCACGGACACGAGCAATCTGATCAGTGGTCATCCTCGTCCCGAGATTCTTCCCGCGGAACACATTCTTGTGCATCAGCGGGAGGTCTTCGAACAAGGCGTATGGGAGATCCGAGGCTTTGATGGTCTTGGTCCCCCGTTCACCGTCGTGAATGAATACGTCATCCCCCCTAACGTCGGAGACTTTTGCGAAATCTTTGATCTTCATATAATCTCCTTAGCTGACGCAGAGACAAGCCATCGAGCGACAGGTCGCGTCCGCATAGTTCCAACTCATCGTGCGCTTCAGGTTATCGATGATGGTCCAGTTGCCGTCCGAGAGAGGGTCGGCGAGCCATTTGTAACGCTCGGTGTCTGACGGGGTATTAACCATACCTTTGAGTGTATCAAATGCTAATTCGGGATACCTATTAAATAGAGTGAACTGCATCGAACCCGTGTGCGCGGGCAGGTTAGGTGACTCCGAGTACTGTCGGACCGAGAGAACACGTGCCCCGAACACCTGCATGTCCGTGGGGAGCCAAACGTCCGAAAGGCGCTCGGCGGTCGTGGAAATCCTCCCGTCGACCATACTCGCAGACTGCTGAAGGTAGATCGACATAATTCGGGCACCCTCCCCCCAGAAGGTGTTCACCGTGTTTCTGAGAATATCGGTGATACCCCACTGGACGAATCCACAGCCCCAATAACCATTCGAGTTATCGCGGGTGGTGTACATACGGTCCATGCGAGCGCCGGGAGTGCAACAGAGGACTATGTGCGGGGTGGTCAGACGCCCCGGGGACCTGAAGTAGTTGAAGTCCGCAATATACCACCATGTGCCGCTGTTATCCCAGTAGTAGTCGCCGACCTGCGGTGGCTTCCATGTCTCAGAAACTCCACTGGGGCGATAGAAAGGATTTCCGTTGGAGTTTCGGATCCACGCTACATCCGAGGATGGGATCGGCTGACCATTCGTGTTACGGTTTGTTCCAGTCCAAGACGGATTGAGAGCATTACGGATGATCGTAAGGTTGACCAAATCCTGAGCGCTCTGTCCGCCTCCAGCGCCACCAGGTCCCGGAGGACCCTGCGGGCCTCTCTCGCCAGTTGGGCCTTGATCGCCTCGAGGGCCCTTCGGGCCAGCAGGTCCAGCCGGGCCTTGAGGTCCTGACGGTCCTGAGGGTCCAGCTGCACCTCGGGATCCGGGATCTCCCGCTAATCCCTTGTCGCCTCGGGGTCCCTTTTCTCCGGGCGGTCCTTTGTCTCCTGTTGGTCCCTGGGGGCCTTTATCACCCGTCGGGCCTTTAGATCCTGGAGTACCGCCTCCACCGCCCCCCGGAGGTCCCGGCGGACCCTGCGGACCCTGCGGACCCTGCGGACCTCTCTCGCCAACTGGACCTCGTTCGCCTGGTTCACCCTTGTCTCCTTTAGGTCCTGGTTTACCGTCAGCGCCCTTCGGGCCAGCAGGTCCAGCAGGTCCTGGGGGTCCTTGCTTACCTTCGATGCCTGCACCGGCATTCTCGAGGACGTAGCGTTTCATATCCTCCATATAGAGGATGTTCGTTCCGTCACCCGTGTCAACTACTAAAGCATCGGCATTTGAAGTGTTAACCCGGTCCGGGTACTTACCATTCCACCGTTTCGGCTTAAGATCCGGCATGGTTACTCCTTACTGCAACTTGAAGATGCGTCGTCCGACAATGGGTGCTCCAACAGAATCCATCAGAGTGAGGCCGTTACCGTCCTCGATGGTATCGAAGACCTGGCGCTCAGCCTCAGTCCCGTCGCCGATAAGCTCTTTAAGGCGCTCGATCTGGAACTGGAGGTTTGCTGCCTGGTTACCCGCCAGACGATCCTCCATGTAAAGAACCCAGGCGTCGTACCGGCGCTTGAATTCCGCAAACATCTCGTCCTTCATGGTGTCAGTGGACGATTTAATATCGCGGTACCACCGAGCCCATTCGGAGCCCCACTGCTTAGTGATTGATGAAGAATCGAGGATCTTAAGCGGGCCTGTGATCCATGGACACGAACTATTCCCTCGATTGTTCACGATGGAGTAACTGAATATGTTCGGGACACCTCGAGTTACTCGGACGAAAGCCAGCGGGAACTGAGCTTTCTCAGGCGTGGCGTATAAAGGCGGGATCTGAGGACTTCTCGCTGGCGTCCCCTTAACAGCTATGATGGATGACTTGCGAACACCCGGAGTCTTGTCGACCTCGACGACAATAGCGTCGACCCGGTCATACAGAGAGTCGGGAGGTTCGATAGACACACGATAATCGTCCGTATTATCCAACCAAGTATGGTTAAACCAACACCGTCCCGACTTCACGGTTACATAAAGACCCGTTTCGGCGAGGTTGTTTCCCGCGGTAACCTCCAAGGCTCTACCGATACCCATGAAGACGCCGTTCGTGATGATCCCCTCGAATAGAGATCCGAACTGGTCCGCTGAGTACTTACGGTCGCCGTTTGTGGAGCTATAAAATCCGTATGTGAGTGCCATAATTACCCCTGCGGAATATAGTAGGTTTCAAAGGTAGGATACTCTTTCCAACCATCGCTAGATGTGAACGAGCGTATATACTCAGTGCACCGACCGACATTCATCATGCCAAGCCCGTTCTGGATCTGCACCACGTCGCCAAGATCGAAATCCCGTCCGAATTTGAATTGGGAAGTCTGAGACATCTCGCCATCGTAGACCGACGTCACGATACAATCGACAAGCTTCTCCCGACCTTTCTGTCTGAGAAGTTCCCAATACTTATCGCCTGGAATATCCTTGTTGTTTTCGTCCTTCTCGCGAACATCCTTAGCGTCGACATACAACTCCTTACGGAGCCATCCGCTCATGACACCGTTCTCGTGCCAAAGACGCTTACGGTTGGGCTCTTCACCCGCACCAGCGACAAGAGCCGCGTTCTTCTCCTTCGTTGTCGAGGTGAGGAACTTGGTCTTGCGCAGGTTGTCGTAATCCGGCGATAATATGACATACGGGTTCTTCTTCTGGGTGAAGTGCCGTTCGTGACCCCAATAGAGCTGGAACTGATACTTGTTATCAGCCGGTCCTTTGGGCACATAAGGCATCCAATATCCGACGTTCCGCTCTTGACAGAGCTTCTGGATAACATCTAGAAGGTTGTCGCCCGTATACTGTGCGTTGACCCAGCCGGCCTTGTCGTTCGGCATGTTCTGAGGCCAAAGCCAACCAACTTCATTCATCTTACGATTAGTGTTGGATGGGTTGAGGACGTTTTCACTCAATAAGGAATAGACGGCGTAGATCATCCCAACATTCAGAATTGTCCGGTTCTGAATAATTCGTCTGTCGAGGATTGAATCATATGTGCGTCCCTTGATGGTGATCGTGTCGCCCTTTTCTGAATCCGTATCGAGCTGCAGAGACTCGATCAGCATATAATCCCCAGATTGAGGGAAATATATGTTCTGGTGATGTTTGATCTCCGTGTCGAGAAGGATCGACAGGGGGAGCTTTACTTCGAAGTCGCCACATTTGTTGAAACGCTTAGTCCAGATGGCCGATTCGATCCGGTCGATGATGATCGTCGGCTTCATCCAATAATCAAGCAAGACAATTTCCAAATATCACACCCCCGAATACCGAACTTGAACCTCGACAGAGACCTCCATAGCGTCTTTACCGACGTCCGCTTGGAAGAACATAATGTTACGACCGGGCCACAACGTCAACCAGTCATTATTCAGAGGAATACACTGAATGATGTTGATCGGAGTTGTGCTGCCCTTCTTGTAAAGGTAGACACGCTTGTTGCCTTGATGTGTGGTGATGACAACTGAGTCACCCTCGCGAAGTTCGGTAGGCTGCCCGACTTTATCAAAATCGTCAGTGTCGACCGAGAACTTTTTGTTGGTAATTCGGTTCCATATGACGAAATTACGAACGACTCCGGTGGCCACAACCGTAATGGTCACCCCGGCCTCGGCATCCCCGAGGTAGTCGATCAACGTCTCGTATTCGTCCTTGCGCTTCGACAATTCTAGCGAGGGCGAGACATTCACCGGATCCTGGAACTCAAACTCCATGTTGGGGTCTTCGATCCGGAATGGGAAGATCTGTGCGCGCTCATCGTCAAGGCCATAGAAATATGGATCGGGACAGATGACCGAAACCTTGACCTCTTCGCTTTGGGAGAAGATGTTAGGTTCGATACTCTCGACCCAACCGTTGATGTGGAGATTCCTGTAATCGGTGTGGAACTCTAGATTAACCTGCTGGCGAGGCTGGAATATGCGATAGAGCTTGTGGCGGGCCTTCTCGACGTCTGGGAGATCCAGAAGACCCAGGGTGAGTGTGATGTTTCGTCCGCCCACCCTAGATCCGCTGTATGCGTCGCCGTCAATAGATGCAACCGACGAGGTGTGAATTGTGGCCTTCGCAGGCCCGATACCGCCGATTTCGAATACCGCGATACCGTCTTCCCATGGGTCGTTGAGAACAAGCTCCAGTCGCTCGCCAGAATATGCGGTGGCTACGACTGATTTGATCACGAGCTAAGAGCCCTCCTTGCCATTGACAGCTGGTTCTTCGTCTGCCTGTAGATGTCGATAGCTGACAGTTCCTTAGGAGACGTGTTGTTCTGAATGAACTGAATCGGGGCTGCTTGCTGACCCTCATCAGAGAGCCGCTTCGCCCAAGCCTCGTTCAGCATACGAGTTGTCAAGAGTCGAGCATTGCCATCCCGAATACCCCAACCGGCAAGGTCGGAGGTCCGTCTGGTGTAATCAGCCCATCCCTTAACACTCACGCCACTTGCGAAGAGTTGGCCAATCTTGCGTTGGCCGTTCTCAACGTCTTGGAGATCCATCACCGGGCGAATCGTCGGCGAGTGAATTCCGTTACTATCGACACCCCTGTCGTCGACAACCTTTTGGAAGGCGTCAAGCGAGTTGATCGCAGCTCGACGTGTTGAGGCCTCTGCAAGGTCTGAATTTCGGTCAACACCCTGAACGAAACCAGCAATCGCGAATCGACCAACCTCACGGAACTTCCTCGAAGGTGATTTAATCCCGAGAGCCGCCTTAGCGGCGTTAAGAGCACCGTTAGCCATGTTCTTCGCGGTCGTCTTGACAGACTCGATACCGTTATTGATGGTGTTCTTAATACCGTCAAGAATAGCTTGGCCGATTTCACCGGCTTTGCGCTTAACGTTAGACACTTCCTCAGTCAGCGCCAGCTTAGCCTGGTTGATGAACTCCTTAATGAATTCCCGAATCGCCTGGCGAAGACGGGGTCCATTGTTGCGAAGTCCTTCGGTCATGGCGTTGATGAAGTCGATGATAAGATCCCAACCAGCCTGAACAATATCAGGAAGTCGTGCTCTCACCGCGTTGAGGAAGTTGAGAACAATATCAATACCGATGTCTGTGGCCGGACCAATGTTATCCCTCATCGCCTCCAGGAAGGAGATAATGATGGTCCATCCCGTGTCGATGATCTGAGGAATACAATCCTTGGCGGCTACACACAAACACGTAATGATCGTGATCGCAAGTTCGGTAAACTGCGGGAGGAGCTCGATAGCCCCCTGAATCATCGACGACACGATCGACACGAAGTTTTGCTTCAACGTCTCAGTGTTGTTCGCTAGCTCCGTTGTGAAGTTGACGATACCCTCTGCAACCTTAGTCGCGAACTCGGGAATCGAGTTAGCAAGGGTCGTCAGTACGCCACCAAGAACCTCAAGTCCTGCGGCACCGACAGCGACTAGAGCGCCGATACCAGCAGCGAACATGAGCACACCAGCACCCGCCATCAACGTGGCGAGACCGATAAGTGTGATAGCCGCTGCAAGAAGCATCAGAGGCACGATAACGGGCGACACGGCGTATCCGGCGATGATGAATATGGCTAGAGTACCCGCCAACATGAGGAGGCCCTTGGCGATCTCAGTCCACGACATCTTACTGAATGACATGAGTACCGGGGATAGCATAAGGAGAGCACCCGCGATAACCATCAGAGCAAGAGCACCTGGGAGGGCGAAGACCATGGCAGTCACGGCCACGCCGAGAATAAGAAGTGTGCCGGCCAACATGACCATCGACTTCCCGATCTCGGACCATGACATCTTGCCCCACTTCATCATCACATCGCCGATGATCTTCAGAGCATATGCCGTAGCAACCAATCCAGCTGCCGCGATAATACCCGTCGGGGGAACCAAGGCCATGAAAGCTCCCACAGCCAGAAGCGCAAGACCCATGGAAAGAAGGCCTTTTGCCAGTGTCTTCCAGTTCTGCTTTCCAAGATCTGTCACCACATCTGCGATCATACCAATGCCATAGGCAATGATAACTAATCCAGCGGCACTGAGAAGACCCATTGCTCCACCGGAGAAATTACTGAAAGCCGCAATAGCCGCTAGAATAACGACCACTGCGCCAAGCCCCTTGACAAGTTGTTTCCAGGACATGTTGCCGAGAGTCTCGATTGGGGGGACGAGCATCTTGATGGCGAGGGCGATAGCCACGATAGCTAAAGCGCCGGCCATACTCGGACCGGTACCTGCGAATTTCATAGCCAGGGTGATACCTGCTAGTAAAAGCCCGACAGATATCAAACCCTTAGTGAGTTTCTTCCAGTCCATCTCGCCGAACTTCTCGACAGCTTTAGACAGAATCCGGATCGCGAACGCTATAAGGATCATAGCTGCGGCTGCGCGCATGGAAGAACCAGACTTGGAGTCCATGAATCGCATAGCGACCGTGATACCCGCCAACAAGACGAGGACAGACCCCAAACCCTTGAGGAGATCTTTCCATTCGATTTCAGACATAGCCTTCACAGCACCGGCAAGAATCCGGATTGCGATTGCTATCAGAATAAGACCGATAGCAGTCTTGGCTAGGTCTGAAGTGTCAGTCTTATCCATGACATTCGTGAAAGCCAGAAGCGCGACGGCCAACTGTCCCATCATCACGGATATAGCGCCAGTAGCCTTGAGAAGTGATGATGCCGGGATCCTCGAGAGTGCGTAGACACTCGCGGTCAAGATACCGATTGCGATTGCGATAAGCATCAACTGTGTGACCTTAAGGGTGCTCTGCATCTCGTTGAGCGAATCCGTGAGCGACGAGAAGGCTTCCTTGATGCGATCGAGAAGGCTCGGGGTCGACTCCATGTTCTTGAATTTATCAAGGATCCCCTGGACGCCGCCGAGAACACCCATGAATTTATGGATGAGTCCGATCCCACCAACAGTGAAGAGGCTCTTGAGGATGGCGTCGAGAGACATGCCACTGGCGATCTTGCCGATGACATCAAAGACTTTATCGAAGGCCTTCTTGATGTACGGTGTGACCTTCTGAAGAACATTCCAGAGCCCTGTCAAAGCAGACTTCAACTTATCGACTACGTATGAAGCGCCCTTACCGGCGGATTGCGCGACAGCTAAAGACTGATCATATCGAGTGAATACGCCGATAACTTTATTGAAGGCGTCTTTAACACCGGACATGGAATCCGCGAAACCACGCCAAGCGTCTTTCATCTTCTCGATGAGATCGACAGATTTCACAATCCCGGTAATGAAGGATATGACGGTGCGGATAACGCCCGATACGATCGTCCCGAAACCCTCGATGAAGTGCTGCAAACGTCCGGATCCGGTCAGGAACTGGTCGAGCTTTGTGGCGAGATCTCCGAGAGTTGCGGCAAAGGACAGAACGCCGCCGGATCCACTACCGAAAGCTGAGAATACCTTCCCGAATACCTTGCCAATCGACGTGACGATGGTCACACCAATATGCAAGATCGAGAAGACACCCTTGAATACTCTACCAACTTTAGCGATGGTCTCCTGACTCGGGACGAGTTTCTGGATAAACTCCGAGAACCCGTGAGTGATCTTCAAAAGCCCTTCGGATGACATTGGCGGAAATACTTCGCCCCAAGCCTTACCAATAGCCGAGAAAAGTGGAACGATACCCTTGACGGTGTCGATTAGAGCGCGAATGAGCTCGGTTCGTCCTCCAAGATCCTTCCAACCCTGAAGCATGGTGTTTCGAGCGGTCGACATGTTCTTGAACACGCCGGTGATTGCTCCGCCAACCTCAGTCCAGAGTTCGCTCGCCTCGGTGAAGTCGCCCATGATGATCTGCCAGGTCTCGGCCCAGCCAGATCCCATCTCCTCTTTGATCACATCGATCAACTGCGAGAAGGTTTTGATCTTGGTAGCAGCGTCCATACCCGTCGCTGCGAGATCCTGAATCTGGGCAATCTGCTCGTCGGTATACCCCATCGAGCGAAGCTGCTCTTCGTTATACTCTCCAGCCATCTGAGATAGCGTTTCGAGCATAATGGATGAGTCGAGCCACCCTTTAGATAGAGACGCTCGGAAGGATCCCTCCTTAGCAATCAGTTCATCAACGGCGACACCGTGCGCCCGAGCGGTTCGCTTCAAGGCTTCCTGGAACTGCTCACCACCCATGCCGGCGTTCTCAACCGAGATCCAGTCTTGGAGCTTCACCGTGCCCGAGGAGATAGCCTGCGACATCTGGAACATGGCTCGAGATGCCTCTTGCGAGTTAACACCTGCGACAGCTGCGAACTGAGACAGTCCTTTAATCGCGGCCGTAGAATCCTTCAAACCCACACCTGCTGCGGTGAACAGCGAGGCGTTCTTGGTCATGTCGGAAAACGAGTAAATGGTCTGGTCAGCGTAGTTGTTAAGATCTTTCAACGCGGCATTAACCGAGTTGATGTCTTCACCCTTAGACTTGGTGTTGTTGAGAATTGTCTGGACCGAGTTGAGTCCAAGCTCGTACTCGGCGAAACCGTCTTTAATAGGTTGGAACGAAATGGAATTGAGAGCGCTTCCAAGCGTCGAGACGATCGATGTTGCAATATTACCCAGCGCTGTTCCAGCAGCAACCGCTAGGGTGGAGAACCCCTCTTTCACCCGATCGATTCCGCTAGTGATCGGTCCGAAGTCGATTTTGTTCACAGAACCATTCAGTTCGGCGATACCCTGCCCCGCGCCTTTGAGGTTCAGCTTTTCCTTAAGCTTGTCGAGCAAGCTCATAGACTTACCGACGTTGTCTGAGAACTGATCGGCATTAAACTTGAGCGACACGATGCGCTCGTCAATACTAGCCACCCTTGATAGCCCCCTCGACATCCTTAAGAATTTGCTCGAAGATGGGTTTTAAGGCGGGGTTGATATAATCGATGCCCCGTACATAACCCCCAGTTCGGGTTCCGTGGCCATATTGAAGACCTACAGCCACGTTGAAACCCTGCTCTATGTGATCATTCTTCCAAACGATCTCCGCACTTTGTCGTCCTTTGCGCTTTATCTCGTAAGACCACGACCCTGCGGTTCGCCCGGAGGCAACTGGTGTAGCTTTCGACAGCGCGTTCACGCCCTTATTCCCTGCGGCGTCAAGAACCTTCAGGTACTTACCATCGCGGAGACCTTTCAACCAAGTCTCAGTATGGGAATAGTCTCCAGTAGTTGTGAACGAAAAGCCCATCGTGTTACCTCCAGACTACCATTTTGACCTCTTACGGCTGCTCGGCCGAGTCGAGAGCGGAATTCACACGAGCATTCGTGTCAGCACCCCAAATACCATCGACCTCGGCGCCAACGGCTGCCTGGATGGCCTCGACACAGGCATCGTGCGCCTCTTCAGAAGCATCGCCCCAAATTCCGTCAGGAACTGCTCCGACTACCGCCTGAGTGTAGGCTACACCAAACGGGAACTGGTTACCAGCCCAATCCGATGCTGCGCAGACAGCGTAAACACGACTGCGAGTGTCAGGACCCGCAACGTTGTCAGCCTCAGCGCGAACTGCGCGCTGGAGAGCGGTGATGTCAGTCGGACCAGAAGGCGTGGGAGTAGAGCTGTCGGAGTAAGCCGGGCGAATGATATAAGCGATGGACTCGCTACGAACTCGACGCCAAACACCGTTACCGGCAGACTGCGATCCGTAAGATCCAGACGAGGTGTTGCCCTCAATAGTCTGGAGAACTCCGCCGCCCAGATTACGCTCAACGAAGCCGACGTGGTCAGTACCACCACCGTCCCAGTCGAAGATGACAACATCGCCGGGGGCAGCATCATAAACCGACACGAAGTACGCGTCAGGATGCTGCCGAACCTTATTGACGGTGTAGTCAGTGTTGAACGAGAACCCGCCGATAGCGTCGATCTGACCGCACTCATCGAGGCACATACTCACGAAGAGCATACACCACCAGACAGAGTCGGACGGTCCAGCGAGCCACTGCTGGCCAGTTCGGGCTGCCCAATAACGTCCAGCCTCAGATCCGGGGTTAGGGTCGTCGGGAGCGTAGTAACCAATTCGGGCCGCTGCTCGAGCTAGAACATCATAAGCGACACTCACTTAATCACCTCCGTGGTCTGACTGACCTCGATACCTCGATCCTCGAAAGGATCCGTTCCGATACGCTCCTGCGGGGCGAATGCCTCGTCAGGAAACTCTTCATGCTTTCCCATTGTCATCCCTTCGTTCCAAGCATTGCTCGGCGTCTCTCGTTCTCCCGTCGATAGTCTCGGACAATCTCGTCCTGAGACATCTTAGGAGCCTTGGGGTCGGCTTGGCGGTTCTTGATGTTACAGATCCGAACGAGCATGAGGAGACGGTTAATATGCCATGTCTCACACTCGAACGGAATCTGAAGGGCCACCATCCAATAGTAGATAAGTTCGGTTGTGGTCTGCTCTTTTGATTTCGAGTCTTTCTGACGACTCGTCACCGATGACGCTGTAGCCGGATCCGCTAAATAATCGGAAATCTGCCTAACTTGAGACGTGGTAAGGCCGTAAATAAGATCTTCGGGGATCTCTCCGTCCACAGACATACACTTGATGTAGTGAATAAGCTCTTCCGAGGTCTCCGGAGGGGAGTGGAGAAACGGTCGCTTCCATCGCATCTCCCATTTTGACATAGCCAAAAGACTATGCTCGAGGTGGATGGTCCCTCCGCCGCGACTCTCGAAGGTCTCCGTTTCATCATTGTAATACTCAACGGGTTCGATCTCGAGTGTTAGCATTAGGACCATCCTTTCTTAGTCAATCGTCAGGGACCAGCCGGGCTGTTGGTGACACCAAGCGTAGCGAAGACCTCGTCGGGAAGAAGGATCTTCGGATCCTCCGTGGCGGTGCCGTAGAGCTTATCCGTGATCTTCTTGAGATCGGCATCCTGGAAGTCGGAAGCGACGAACGACAGCGAAGAGACCGGCTTGAAACCCTTCAGAGGAATCGGAGTCGACTTAGCCTCCCACGAGAATGCGATGGGCTCAGGCGAGTCGTTGATGGACTCGTAACCCTTCTCTGACGGGGAAGCGAGCAGACCGTAAACGATGTGGATCTTGTAGCTGGCGTCCTGACCGTCAGCGTCGTTACCGATCTTGGTGCGGTAAGACATGGCGAACGAGGAACGCTCCTGCTGGCCGACCTGAAGACCCTTCTTGGGGACTGCGACACCATCGCAAACGAGGAACTCGTCCGGGTAGGTAAACGCTTCAATAGTCGCAGCGAACTCCTCAGCCGAGACCAAGTTCAGGTACGCGATGTTGTCCGCGTACTTCTTCGTGCCCTCAGCACCTGAGGGCTTCTCAGTGACCTTGGTGAGGCCGTTCCAGGCGACACCCTTTCCGTAAGCCTTCTTAGACTTATCCCAAACATACAGGACACCGTGATCGACGCCGGACTCATACCGGTGCTCGCCGACCTTGTCCCACTCCAGAGTAGCCATTCTGCCTCCTAGAAATATAGACGGAAGGTTTGGTGGTTCAGCCCATCTCGTTGGAACATGCGGTCGGTATCGCATCCTGAGAGATTCGCGATTTTATCCGGAGTCGGATCATCTGGATCTCTTGATATGTGGGTGACCGCGTAACGTTTGATGTGGCGATATGGCGCATTGTCCGCGTATTTAGTATCACGATCTTCGAGTTCGTATATGATACACGGATACGTCAACTGGATCGATGACGGAGGTTGAAAATACACCGACCTCGAACCGAGGATCTTTTCGAGAATTTCCTGCAACTCACGGCGTTGGCCCATTGTATAGACCTCCGATCGTGAGTATCAGCCGTGGTCGTCGAACTTCCACATTCGTGACGTTCCAACGAGATCCCATCCACTTAATATACTTGATGGCGAAGAAATTCTCGTAAGCGAATGGATCACCGATGATACTGATGGAATTGTTGACATTCAGTCTTTGGTGAAGATTCTCGGTGTCGTTTTGAAGGCTCCGCTGCGAACGCAGAACATCCCCACGATATGGATGCTCGGTGATCTGGTCATCCCAGACACCCGGAGCCTTCTCAACCTGGACCGCATAACCGATCAGTCCAGAAAATCGTGCCATGATTCAGACTCAGTCCTCGCCGGCGACGATTTCGCCAGCGACCTGCTTCCGCTCGATAACGATAGCGGTCTTGGGCTGGGTGAGAGCGCCAGAGATGCGAGTCTCAAGCAGGTACTTGAACTGGTTGAAGTCGATGTCGAAGTCGTCGAACATGTTGACCTCGCCACCCTTGTCAGCGCCGATCGTGTAATCGGCGAGGTTGACAATGATACCAACGAGGTCGGCCTTACCGTTCTTCTTGGTGTCGCGAGCAGCACCCTTCATGACCGGGACCTCAACGATCTCGGAAACGCCGAGAGCAGCGGCAAGAGACGCCTTGGTCTCGTAGAGGCGACGACCAATCTTATCCTTCAGCAGGAGCAGCTCGGTGACGACGGCCTGGGTGGTGTACAGCTTGGGAGTACCAGTACCCTCGTAGTCGGCGAAAGACTTGATGATGGCGTCGACAAGATCCTCGCCAGCGACCTTCATCTCGAGAAGGATCTTGATGGCATAGAGAGAATCGTCCTTCCAAATGGGCCGGATGTTCTCCTCATTGATCTTGTCCTGGGAGGAAATGTCGCGACCATCACCGATAAGGAGCGCACGAGCGATCTCCTCATCCAGCATGAGACGCATCTCCTTCTTGACCCAGGCGACCACATTCAGGTCGGTGATGTCGATCAGGTCGTCACGATCGAACTTCTGCTTCTTGTAGACGGTGGTCGGAGTGGTGACACGCTTCAGAAGCTTGAACACCTCCTCCTTCTTCCGGTTGCCCTTGGTGTAACCCAGAGCCCTCGCCTTGTCGTCTGTGATATCCGCGTGGATGGACTTGATGCGAGAGAAGGGAGAGTGCTTAGCATCGTTCAGAACGCCGGACACCCAATCGGTACGGCGCTTGATGAAGGTAGGCTCGTCGGTGACGGTGCGAGCATCAGGGAATAGGACCTCGATGTTATCAATGCCATAGGTTCCTGCGTGCTGAAGGAACGCGTCCTTGAAGGAGCTCAGGTTGTGGCTGCGAGCGTCCTCGAGAGCGTCAACCACGGCGGAGTGCGCCAGCGCGATCTCGTCGTCGGTACCCTTCAAGGTGTCATCGCCCTCGAAAATGTTGGAGTGCATAGCCTCTTCCTTGTCAGTGTCGTCAGTGTCATCCTGCTGGGCGTCCTCGATAGCCTGCCCAATGACGTAGTATACGGCGTCCTTCTGCTTATCAGTCAGCGTGTTAAGAACGTCCGCGACAGTTTCCTCATCAGCCACATCGGCCTCCTTAGAGTTGTCCTCTTCAGTCTCATCAGCGTGACTAAGCTCGAGACCTGTAAAGATGACAGCTTCGTCGAGTTCCTCGATCGAGCCGTCGGAGTGCTGGAGAGACACATTGTCAATCCGAGCTCCAGGATTAGCCCCGGACAGTACCAGGCTAACCTCGACGATGTTCCCGTGAAGAACGTCGCCCCCTCGCTGGGTCAGCTTGTTAGCGAAGATAGAGAGACTATCTACATCTCCGTGCTTCACAAGTTCCTTGGCTGTCTTAGCCTGCTCGCCGTTGTTGAACTTGGCGTAGCAGTAGACACCGTCGTTTCGATTCTCCAGCAGCGCATGACCCAACACATTATCGGGCGAGTTATGCCCGTGCTGCCAGACTAGTGGGACGGTTCCACCATCGTTATCGACAAACGCCCCCGAACGAATAGTTCGACCGTCGGAGCATCGCAGGTCATTTCGTGTGGCGTAGCCACTGAAGTCGAAGTCTCGCTTCGAAACTCCCATTTTGACTACTCCTCCTGTTCATCGTAGTAGGACGGATCCGCATCGACCGATTGATCCGCCTGCGCGTTATACGCATCGAGCTGATTAACGTTCGGGTTACCCAACTGATCAGCAATAGGCTCATCGGATTGCGGGAAACCGAATACCGGTCGAAGCTCGTTGCCCGTGAGCACCTGATTACGGATTAAGATGTCCGCGACATTAGAAAGCCCAGTGATCGTTGTGTTACGGAATACATCCCGCTGATAGATCACTCGCTGGCCCTGCGTGCGGGCAGTCTTGGTAAGGAATGCGCGATTCATCGCATCGGCAATAGCCGCAACGATGGGTTCCACGCAACGATTCCAGTAGTTAAGCATCATCTCTTCGGTGGCTTTACCCTGGAACACGTCCGCCGGCATTCCCAGACGGTTGTACAACTCCTCGTTCAGGAACTTGATCTGATCGAGAAGGTTGTTCTCGGCAGGACGGTTGAGCTGAGTGATCTTCTCGGTACCGTCAGTGTACACGATACCATGAGCCGAGTTCGTCAGCTGTTCGTCGATAGCCTGCTGGCGCTTCTTGGCCTGTTCCTGTCGGGCCTCAGACTTGATGACGTATGGAAGCTGGATGATGAGATCAAGCTTGCCTTTACCGGCGGCCTCATCAATGGAATCGAGAATCGAAAGCTTCCGCTGAAGGCGCGAGATGGTAGAGTTTGGTCCGTTCATCACGTCGGCCATGGGATTCTCGATGATCGCAACGGCCTTCTTAGGCAGAAGGATCTCATGCTTCTGTCCGTCAGCATCGTTATAAACTTCGACAGTCACGTGGCGCGGTCGCCAGTCCACGATCCGCCCAACCCGTAGTGAACGGATGTCATACGACTCGGTCACTTTCGGATCGAGAGTCGTATCGACCGGAACGAGTGCCACAGCACCTTCGTCGAACAGACTCAATACGAGATTCTGAATGAACGGTCTAATTGTCTGGTCGAGGTTAGGAGCAACTGTCAAGCAGTCATTCAGATCCGATGGTATCTCTGCTCGGAATCTACCATTTTGATCCACACGAACATGCCGAAAGTTCACAGCAGAGACATCGATAGCTATCTGGTTATAGATAGTCTTAACGAGCGACTTATCATTCGGGATCAGTCGTCGTGTGATGGATGAAGGACGTAGAGTTGTAACCGGTCCCGAGTTCCAGTACTCTTTGGGATCGCCCCGACCTGTGAAAGCATTCCAGGCATGGGCTAACCTGGCGCCAAAAGTTTCAGCCAATTTGTTCAGCCCTCCCTAGGTTATCGGAATGCTTTAAGGTTCTTCTGGGACTCGTTGATGTCCCATGCGGAAAGCGCCCTGCGTCCAACTTCACGAACAGAACCATCAGGATCCAAAGAGATGATCGGTGATTTGCTTACACCCCCGGCGTCATTGAAGTCTTGAAGAGCGTTGTAACCACGACTCTTTACCTCTTTGAGGAACGCGTCGTTGAAATGATTCTTCACGAACTGGACTGCCAAGAATTTGTGATATGTATTGTTCGTAAAAACTTGCGGGTAGTACATCGAGTTTATGTACTCCCGTCCAAGAATTGCTTGGTGTTTTCGACCAACATGCATGACAGGTTCGTTCATGACCTTGTTAAAGATCTCGTACGACTCTTTTGCGGAAGGAGCCTTTAAATCTTTAGTGGTCTTATATGTAGACTCGACCCATTTCTTGTTGTACTTTTTACGCCCAACACCTTCTCGCATCGAAGGCATGATCCCACGATATTGAGCAGCATCCGTGCCGTTTGTGCTAAAGTAAGAATAGTCCCCGAGCTTCTTACCCTGTTTAGCTCGATGTGTTCGGTAGAGAGTACTTCCGGCTTTTACATTTACACCTTGAGAACTTTTCGTATCGACTGTTTTCTCAGTTGTTCTAATTTTTTGAGCAACCTCAGTGTAACCGGTTATTGCACTCTGTCGGTGAGCTTTATCTTTATCTTTTCGAACACCCCACTTCATACCTTTGACACCGTGGTGCGAAAGGTAATCATTCATTCGAATGCCTCCTTATTTAGCTTGTAGGAGACGAAAGCATCCATCATTGCGGCGACCGAGTCGATCTTCTCTTCACGACGCTTCTTTAGAAGTTTTCGGTTGCCGTTAGTATCCTCGAGGGTGATGCAGTTGCCCATGGTGAACTGCATAAGAGACTCATCAAAGAGTAGAGCCCGCTCCTCAGACAGCTTCTTCAGTTCACCGAGAGGAACCGATTCAGTCTTAACGCCCTGAATAACCTTCTCGAGTCCGTAAGGCCCGTTCTCCTGCTCCCAGCGTGCTACGAATTCGCGCGCGTTGTACGGGTCGAACCCAAACGAACGAACATCGTAACGACAATCATCGATGAAACGATCCAGATCATCGTAAACCTCCATCATGTCAAGGATGGAGCACTCCAAGACCTGGAGCGAGCCCTCCTCTATGAATTCATCATACTTGAGTCGTAGCGCCGAGGGGAGTTTGGCGAGAGTAAGACTCGAGATGTAACATCGAGTCTTGATCCCGAACTCGCCTCTAGGTAGTGGGAACATGAAAGTGAAAGCGCAGAAATCGTCACCTTGAGATAGGTCCGCCCCGAGTGCGCAAGGCATTCCCCAGAAATCGCGCTTGCGATGTGGCAGAGTCTCCTCATATGTGAAGAAATATGTGTACCCCTCCATAGGGATACCGAAACGCTTAGCAAGAATATCGTTGCGGGCTGAAGGAACATGTTCTGCTCGTTCAACATCTCGCTGATACGTTTCGTAAGAGACGGTGATCCCGAGATTCGGCTGAGCTTTGATCCACATCTCAGGATTGGCGACCTCGGATATATCGTCGAGACGATAGTACCAGATTGATGTATGCGGATCTTTGAACTCGCCCTTCAGAATACTAAGGAGCTCGAGCTTCATAGAGTCGCCCGCGGAGTTTCGAACAGTTCCTTCAGAAGACACTGCGAGAATCAAGTAATCCTGAATCTTCGATGCGCCCTGCTCGATCGCCCCGACAACATCCTCCCGAATGTCTCCTGACAACCACTCATCGACGGTATTCATCTTGGTTCTGAGACCTTGAAGTTTATCGATGGTCATCGGACGGACCTCGAGGAGGCTACCCGTCAGGTTGTTCTCGATACCCTTCTTGGAGGGGAACAGTTTTGGTCGGAGTGCTTTATTGGAGGTACTGTTCGGGCTACCCATCGCTAGGAATTTAAACAGCGGACCACGCTCTCGGACGATGGAAGTTCGAAAAGCACTCATCACCTCTTCAGCCTGTTTCATAGTAGGCGCAGTTGTGATTTGATGTGTGGTGCTTGTGTCGATCACCAGAAAGTAAGCCTGGAGTAAGGTCTCGTAGAGGGATTTGGCCGCACCTCGTCCGACGATGAGGTACTGCTTATTGGTGAGGCGAAGTTTGACCTTACGCATCTCGAAGTGCCCTCCATGGCCTCCTTCTTTCGGAACATAGACAGATCTCTGTTTGTAATACCACCAACCGAAGATCTGCTCAGCCCAGAGGAGGAAACTGTCAAGAAGTTTGAGTTCCTCGCCGTCGGTGAGAGTCATCTCGGCCTCAGCGAATCGAACGAATCCTTCAACAGCCCGATCATCATAATAGATGTTGGGATCTGCGATGAGTTCGTCGATCCGATTCATCTCCATAGCGATCTCCCGACACACCGGAATCTCGCCCGCCAGTACCTTGGCTCTGAAAGCGCCGTAGTACTTAGGCGTCGCGGTGTTGCTGAGCATCGCTATCCTCCATTTTGACTATCGCCGACGGGCGGCGTTCTTACGCATCTCGGCGACTGAACTGAACTGTTGGTTGAGCTTACTCCGATCGATCGGGAGTGTTCGCATCATCCCTGGCCGGAATGTCTTCCCGTTGGCTCGTGCGACGGCGGCTTGATACTTGCTCATGCGATGCGAACGAAGTAGAGTCGCCTCGGCCGTGCGCTTAGCTTCGAGTTTCTTCTTAGCCTCGGCTGCTGCCGCTTTCTTACTCTCTCGTGCAGCTTTCTTCTGAGCCCGAATAGCAGCGTTGGCGGCTTTTCGCTGTTGCGTGGCTGCTCTCTTCTGAGCGCGAATCGCGGCGTTATTGGCTTTTCGCTGTTGAGCAGCTGCCCGACGATTGGCCGCAGCGACTTTCCTCTCATAACGAAGACGCTCTCGGGCTGCCTTCTCTTCGGGGGACATCTTCTGCCCCTTCTTCATGCCCGGCACGCCATAGTGGATGAGGAACTCATCGGTGAAGTGAGCAGACATTGCTAATTCCTCCTTTAAGCTCGAGGAGTTACCTTACCCACTCGTCGGTTCGAACTCTTCAACTCGCCCCGTACGATCTTCTTTGGAGCTTCCAGAACAGCCTTCTGCGCCTCGATTCGCTTATTGCCGGCTCGTCGAGCAGACTCCATAGCCCCAGCGACCCCCATAACAGGCTTCTTAGGCTGCGCCAGCTGCTTACTGCGGACGACACGAGGATTAGCGACTAGATCACCCTTAACTCTTCGGACACCCTTATGCATGCCCTTGACACCGAAATGCACAAGGATCTCGTCGTCGTAATGTGCGCTCATTGGACTCTCTTTCTTGAAGATTAGCCGAACTGTTTATTAAACGCTCGACGACCATTGTATATATTGATCTCATGCATCATTCGACGCATAGCTCCGGAGTTGACAACCGCGTCATAACCAGTTCGGCCCGCTTTGGCTGCTTTCCTGGCGATGTCAGCAGTGGGCGGTATGACACCGGCCATCTGGGCACCCTTAAACGCCGCAGCCCCGGCAAGGACCGCAGTACCAACATATTGAGTATTCCCTGTCGCCAGATTTCGGAGTCCTCGAGCAGTCTTACCCGCTGAGTTCTTAACGTCCTGACGGCGCCGCTTATCTCGAGCCTGCCGACCGCGCTTCTCCCAATTGGTGTTCGAAACGTGGTTATCGAAGGCCTTCTTGTATGCGGCGTCTTTCGACCGCTGGTCGACCTTAGCCTTGATCATCTTTCGACGGTTACCTGCGCCCTCGCCGTAGTACATCTTAGCCTGGGTGAATTCTTTAGCATCTTTGCGGGCTGCCCGGTCTGTCTTTCGACTAACGCCCGGAGTTCGCTGTTTTCGGACACCCCACCGCATACCTTTGACTCCGTGGTGAGCCAGAAAATCCTCAGGATAGTCGTAGATCATTTGAGAACCTTTCCAGCAGCGGCGACACCCTTACGGATCTTGTCCGCTGTGGACGCATCGAGACCACCACTAATAGCTTTGTCGAGAATCGCCTTGAACGCAAAGGCGAATGCAGCGCTAGCCGCAGCCCCAGCGATCTTCATGGTGATGTTAGCGAAGTTTTCAGCATACTTTTCGCCAAGCTTCTTAGTATACTTGCTCTGCTTATTAGTAGTGAGGTCGTTGTACTGCTTCTCGAGATTCAAACGATTGACTCGGCGCTGCAACTCCTTGTTGGAAAGCGTCATGTTGGCGATGTCTGAATGGGCGTGATTGTAGTCGTCATGCCCTTTAGGCTTAGGGGATGAACTTACAGTCGCCCGCTGTTTTCGAACACCCCACTTCATACCCTTGACGCCGTGGTGAGCCAAAACGGCATCGGCGTTATCGAAACTCATTTTGACTCGCTTTCTGCGTAGACGTTAAGACGCCACTCAAGCTCGCTGATCTGCTTCTCGATGGCTGTCTGAACGAAAGAATTGGAAGGAGGATCGAACCAGATCCGGCAGCGCAAATACACATAGCTTTGAACGGCCCAGAGACCGTTAGCCGGAGGGAACAACTCGTCCCAAGTGGTTAAGTCGTCCACGATCTTGCTTATGGTCGGGAGTGCACCAGTCTGTCGTAAGATCATCAACGCCGAGTTGATATGCATTGTGATGTCGACATCGAAAGAATGATCGTCTTTATCGACTCCCAAAACCTGTTTGGTATCATTAAGGACGCCCATACTACCTCCATGGGATGGTGTCGTTGGGTCTCCGCTCCGGCGGAAGAGTTACTAATAATCGACGGTCCCCATAGTGTATGGCATTATGGGTTGCATGTGTTGTGGTGATAAGGTACTCAGGATTCAAGACATCTGGGTTGTAATCCTCAAGATCCGAAGTGACCATAGGATTCATGTGGTGGATTATGATCCGATCCTGGATCTCGCGATCATCAACGCCAAGATCGCAACCGTTGTCTCGAATGATGACTTGATCACGGACTGACTTCCACTCTCGTGACCGATAAAAACGTTGGTTCAGATAACGATCGAAACCAAAAGTATCAGCGCCAACGGAACCTCCGAGTTTTAGATACTCGTAACGATCCTCGAAGGTTTTGAGTCGGAACAACTCGGTGACGGTACGCTTCACTCGTCTTCGATCCCTTGATAAGACCTCATGGCGGCGATCGCCTCGGTCATCAATTGTTCAGTATTGGTGCTCGAATCGAGTACAGCCTTCTTAGAGTTGAGAACCGCGGTCTCCTGGCGGAGTTTAGCGAGTTCCAGTTCCTCTCGAAGAGTTCCTCGCTTCAAAAGCTGCGCAACAATCATCGGAGAGGCCGTTCCCTCCCGAAGTTGCTTCTCCGCAAGCTCGTAAGCTAGTCCGATGAGGATGTGTTCCTGCTTCTCGGGGGTGGTTGCTCCTGAAACCCGAGACTTCTTGGTGCCTCCCAATGAGTTACCTCCTAGTCCAGGGGAGAATATACAACATTCCGGGCGGTTCGACTATAGACTTGACGACTTCTAACCGCCTTCTGAAGGGGTACCAAGCCCTCAGATACACGTCGGGGAGGAGCACCACAGAAAACCCAACGGTGCAGGGAAGTCGTCAAGCCTATAGTCGAACCGCCCGGATGCAAAACGCAACCCTCAAAAATCCCTGCGGGGAAAATACTGTCGATTATACACATCACCGAGCCCACGAGAAGTAGAGGAACAACGTATGCCATAT